ATTGTGGAATGGTCGTAAGATCGGCATGATCCTTGTTAAAGATGTCCTTGATAACAATTACCCAACTGTCCAAGTGAAAGACGATGCAAATTTGTGGCTGACCGCGCACCTTGGCCCCAAAGGCGCCATATATTCCAAGCGCTTTGAGAAGATTTAATTTAACCGGGAGCTTCGGCTCCCGCCCACCGGGAGAGCATAACATGATGCCAACGAAGCAAGACTGGGCGATCCTCGTCATCTGGACGTCACTGTGCGGGCTGTTGATCGCCTGCACAGTAGCCGTTAATATTTCAGACGAACCAATGCGCCCGAAGGCGCGTCCAACACACTGGGAGACCACACATGGTTAAACTAACTCGCGCCGAAGTCTTGGACACGGCCAAGGAATATGTAACCAAGGACCGGGCGTCCGACCACGGCGACATGGAGGACAACTTCAAGACCATCGCCATCTACTGGAGCGTCCACCTTGGCGTCGAGGTTCTACCGCGCGACGTGGGGACCATGATGCTGCTGCTGAAGGCCGCCAGAGCCAAATCAAACCCGAAGCACGCCGACAACTACATCGACGCGGCTGGATACGCCGCCTGCGCCGCTGAGCTGGCCACAGAGGATAAGGAGGGCGCGACATGAGCCTGGTCCTGGACAGCATCCTGCCGAAGCTCATAGCGTGCGCTGAGTGCCACGGAGAGGGCACCGTGGAGCAGGGGTTCGCATACCCGCACAACGCAGGCCGAGACATCGGCGAAATCATCATGGAGACCGTGCCATGCCCCGAGTGCGGCGGCATGGGCGAGATCCCGCCATTCGACGAGGAGGAGGAAGACGAATGAAATACGACCCAGAGGCACTCGCACGTCACGTTCTTGACTGTGCAAATCAGGGCATGTCCCAGGCTGACGTGGCGGACCTGTTGCGCGTATCCCGCTCAACAGTCCACCGCATCCAGAAAAGCATGAACATAAAACTTGAAAGGAAAAAACGTGAGTACGGACCAAACTCAGATTATTATAAAAAGGCTAGAGCGAATAACGAACATAATGCTGACGGAACAGAAGACGGCGATGAGGCCAAACTTAAAGCAGCGGCTGGAAGAGCAGCAAGCGCTGCTCGATCTGCTAAAGCGCGAGATGCAAAAGACGCCGCAGAGCGACTGCTCGCCAAGCTAGAAGGCGTCACGGATAAGAACGAGCGCTATGAGATTACATATGCCCATTGCTTGTGGGAGTTTGAGGCGCTCATGTACAGGCTGCACAAGCGGGGGCCGCTTCCGTCTGGGCCGCGCAGGCCAACCACAATGGCTCCGTCGATGATTAAGGCGGCTGAGCGGAGCAAGCAGCACAGTATTGACCAGGGCAAGCGCCTGTTCTCTTTGATACCGCATGACCAGCGCATCACCGCCTCGGAGGCCGCAGAGCTTCTGGGTGAAAGCGTGCCGCGCACGTCAAGCTATCTCAAGAAAATGTGGGAAGCTGATAAAATCTACCGGGTGCGTGACTATGTTGAAGTGCCGGGATGCACCAAGCGCCAGTGGCGTTGGGTGTTTAGCAAGCAGCCGATAAAGCCGTTGAATAACTTTTTTGAGGATGACGATTAATGGATGAAAAGGAAGTGGAGCGCATGATAAACGCAGCAGGTCTGATTGGAGCTGTAATTGGCTTCTTCAGCGGCGCTGTCCTAATGGCGCTAGTGTTTATTATATTCTAGTAATCGTGTGGGTGGCTGTGATGCTGGCACATTTGGCAACGCGTAAACCAATAAACGGTTATTGTTGAAGCCACCCACACAGACTTTCTACGCAAGCTCACACTTGGGTGCCAGATATTATTTGAAGCTGTCGAGAGTTTTTTGCATCGACAGCTTTTCATTTAGAAACTCATCTTGAGAAATATATGTTGTGACACTTGTCACCTCATCGCCACGGCGGAAAATCACAGCGTCCAGATGCACCGCGACAAAGGCGTAAACGTCTGACCGATGGCCACCCTTCTTTTTAACTGTGTGGAATGCGTACCGCTGGCCGTTCTTATGTTTCTTGCTGGCGCTCTTAACCTGCAATGTCAGCGTGCGTTCATCCGTCTGGATATACGCGTCATGGTCTCTGATCTGACACAATGTGCAGAGATAACCTGCAAGCGAAAGTCGGGCGAGCGCCAAATGCTCGCCCGCCCTTCCTACCGCCGCGCTGGCATTCTGATCCTGGACGCGCAACTTAGCTAAGTGGACTAAGTCAGCAGCCAGGTGTGGATCTTGCGCGTCTGACTAATGCGATCCTCGAGCCCGTGGTATCCACCGTTCACCTTACGCGTAATGCGCTTGATAACGTCATCGCCAACGCCGTCGTCCGCAATGGCGAACAAGCCGTTCTTCTGGAAAAACCATAGGGCCGTTTCAAACGCATACTCGTCAGCCAGTTTCGACGGGTACTCAAGAACCTCTGGCAACTTCATGTCCGCCGCAAATGCTTTGACGTTTGACTTGCCGGTCAGCTGCAAGAAACCTTTTCCAGAAAATGCGAAGCCGTCACCACTTGCCTCGTCGCCATTGCCCATGCGGCTTGAGTAAACTTTGTTTGCCAGCCCCTGCGGGTTCTTGGCATAGGGCTCTGCACTTTCAACTGTAGGGAAGCGCGACGGCCAGACGGCCTGGATGCGCTCAGGGGTTGAGTAATACAGACCCTCAGTCGTGCGCTTAAAACCGCCACTCTCGTGATGAGACTGGCCAAGCAAATGCGCGCCGCGATTGGGCGAGAGGTCGTAATGCTTGGCGATTGCTCGCGCCGTATTCGGGCCAAACGCGCCGTCGGCTGAAACCCCAATCTTGGACTGGAGTAGCTTCATTGCTTCACTCATTTTTTAGCCTTTTTCTTAGCTGGCTTCTTAGCCGTCTTGGCAGCCTTTTTAAATGCAGCGGCCGTTGGCGCTCCTTTGGAGCCGGGCTTACGCATTTTCTCTTTGCTTCCGGCTTTAATGCGCGCGCGCTTTTTTGCGATGTTTTTGTAAAGTGACATCTCAGCACTCCTTACGCCATTTTGATTTTTACGCTCTTCTTGCAAGCGCCGGCGGCGGTGCAGAGTGACTTGGACTTACAACCTGGGCATGGCTTGAAGCCTGACTTATTACCGTATTTCATGTTATGACCTCTTCGATTTTGTGCCGGCACATTTCCAGCGTTTACGTGACAAGTTTAGCGGACTGTTAGGATCTTTAGCCGCCTTCGGAAATTTCTTTTTCTGCGCTGCGGATCGCGCGCAGTACGCGTCACCCTTTTTCGTGCCGGGCTTGACCCGAGGTCCGCCGCCCTTCGCTTTGCCGGCTTGACCGTAGCTGACCTTGCGCCCGCTGGCCGTGACTTTAACTCGGGCTTTGCCCTTCGCTGGTGTAGCCATTACCCCTTCAACCCCTTTACTGTGCGTATGCCAAAGCTCGCCGCAATGCTCGCATACATTGCCCACTGGAACCACTGCGGCGCAGCATCCAGATTGGCGAAACCTTGCGCCATGTAAGGTTGTATCCCCGGTATGAAGCTGCCCAACACGATGGCGATGAAGGCCACTGTCCAAGCCTCATCCTTCCACGAATTATTGCTGGCCTCAATCGCGGCTTGCTCCCAGCTGATCTCGCCAGTGGCGATTTTCATCTTGGTCTCAGCCTCAGCTTTCTTCACGGCAGTTTTGCCGTCAATGTAGCTTGCAGCAAGGCCGCCAAGCGAACCGATTATCTGACCAATCATTGTCCTACCTCATACTCTACCTTTGAGCTTGAACCAGTGCTGGTTACGCTCGTTTTGGACTCCTTACCCATCCAGATGCCAAAGCAGCCTGTGAGCGCGCCCATACAGACGCTGACAAGCCCTGATTGAGCAACGCTGGGATCATCTAGCGACATAAACCAATGCACCGCCTGATAGGTCAGTACAGTGACCGCCAGCATCATCAAGCGCGGCAGGACTTTCCAGTTATCTAAGACCGTGTGTGCCATTCTATTTACCTTTCGTAATTTTCAAGCACTGCAAATACTCATTGTTCTTCGTCACCAAAACAGACGCGCGGCGCAGTTCATCGGTGCAATCTTTTTCACTGCTGTACTGACCAACCTCGAAGTGAACGACCTGAGCTGTGAGTTGGAACCAGATCAAGACCCACATTATCTCACCTCATCTGCAAGCAACGCCGCAACCCAGATCAAGCCACCGCTTCCGACCACAGCCACGGTGCAAGCAACCGCAACAGTAATGAGGTAAAATATGCGATCGCGCTTTGCCGCCTGCTCCTCCAGAGCTTTCTTCTGCCTCGCTCTGGCTGCGCCCATTTCGCGCTGGACCGTCTCCCACATCCCCGGCGGGCCATACAGGCGGCAATGGCTGCGAAGCGTATCCATCGCCTCTTTGTGCTTCATCTTTGCATTGGCAATAGCAAAGCCCTCTTCCTCAGTAGAGGTAAGCCTGCCCAGCGGGCCTTTGTGACGGCCCTTTTCTGCTAAATTTATATCAGCTTCTAGCTTTGCCAGCTTGCCAAATTGGGGGAGTATTGACCCAACGTCCTTCCCGGCCTGCACCGCAGAGCTAATGCTTCCAGATATTGTGCTGACTGCGCTGGCGAGGGCTAAAACTTCAATCATGCGCCTGCAAACCTCTTTGGGCAGATATAGTGCGGCGCCACGCTGTACTTGCGGTCATACCACTGGCCCTTGCTAATCTTCTTCTGGCCGCACTCGTAATAGCAAGACTTGACAAAAACATTACCTACGCCCTGTACCCAAGCGTGTCCGAAACCTACAAAGACCAGCGCGCAAAGCATCATTTTCTCTCTATCAAGCGGTCTATTTTGGCGTCGAGCCCATCCAGCCGCGTCATCAACCTATTCATCTGGTCGGAGCTGTCCGCCTTGGTGATGTATTCTTCGCGCGTCCGATTGATGAGGATCTGCAACCGCGTGATCTCATTCGTCCACGACTTCACCCAAAAGCCAATGGCGGTAACAACGATTGATAGTATTCCGCTCCACATAACGTCAGCTTCCATTGTAAACTCCACTTTATTCTGGCGCATATTAACACGGCGACGACAGAAAAGAAATATGTTGACCCCACCTTGACGTCCGCTCTCAGTATGTTAACTCTGTACAAACATATGGAGGGACTACCGTGAAACATGAGTTGAAACAAATCGGCCCGCGCATTCGAGCTGATATAGCGCAGATGCTGAAAGAGCAGTGTGCAAGTCAACGCGTCAGCGCCTCGCTGACGATAGAGCGACTGATCGTCGAACATCTCAAAAAGGGTGGATATGTTGTCGAAGATTACGATCGGTATTGATCCCGGCTATCGCACCGGGGGCGTCGCGCTACTTGGCGACGGCTTCGCCGAGGTACACGACCTGCCGGTCTACACTGAAGGTGGCGTCGACGTGATCGCGCTGCTCGACATCATAAACAGCGCCGGCCCTGTGGAGCACATTTGGCTGGAAAAACAACAGGCTATGCCAAAGCAGGGCGTGGTCAGTGTGTTCAAGCTGGGTTTCGCCTACGGCCAAATCTTAACGACTGCCGCTTTATCTGGCCATCCGTACAGCGAAGTGCGGCCCGCCAAGTGGAAGTCGAGTATGAACCTGCCAAAAGATAAGGACGCCGCACGCCGCCAGGCGCAACAGTGGTTCCCAGATCTAGCTTTAAGGCTGAAACGCAAGAAGGACGAACATCGCGCCGAGAGTTTACTCATCGCCGCGTATGGAAGGGGAGAGAAATGAGCAACATTCCGTTTGCACGAGAAATACTAAAATCGGCTTTGGCGATGGATGACATCGGCGACGTGCGCGTGTCTATCGAGGCGGCGCTGAAATACATGACGCGTGAGAAGTACACGCGCAAGGCGGCGCCAGCGTCAGAATTTGTCACAGAAGAAGTTAAATCTATGGTGAGGTACTACGCCAAGGAAAACCCAGACGCGTCAATGCAGAGCATTGCCAACATGTTCAACGTAAACATTGGCCGCGTGTCGGAGATTTTGGCGGGCAAAAGATGACCGTAAAACTTGACATGACAAACGAGGCATATCACCTCGAGCCGTCGCTCAGCGCGAGCGGCGCCAAGACGATAGCGCTTGGATCGCCGGCCGAGTATAAATATGGCGAGTTTAAAAGCAGCCCCGCATTCGACGTCGGCACGGCCACGCACACGCTGGTATTCGAGCCGCAGCACGCGGAAAACGTGTGGTGCGGGCCCGAGACGCGGCGCGGTCTCGACTGGAAGCGCAAGAAGCTGGAGGCTGAAGAGGCTGGCGCGCTGCTGCTAACGGAAAGCGACTACCGCCTGGCCGCTGACATGGCGGAGGCGGTGCGCTCAAATCGTGCAGCCGCGGAGCTGCTCAGCGGCGACCTTGTCTGCGAGGCCAGTATATTCAGCAAAGATCCGTCAACAGGCGTCGACATGCGGTGCCGCCCGGACGGTTGGCGCCGTGACATTGGCGCGCTGATAGATCTCAAGACGACTATTGCGAGTGACCCCGAAGGCTTTGCTAAGCAGTGCGCCAACCTGGGGTACCACATACAGGATATGTTTTATCGCCGGTGCATGGAAAATGCCGGCTTTGAGATAGACCGCTTCATCTTCATAGCGGTGCAAAAGACGCGTCCACACCTAGTGGGCGTGTATGAATTGGACTGGGCCAGCCTGGACGAAGGGAAGGCCGCAGTGCAGTACGCTCTCGAGAAATATCGCAAGGCGAGCGAGAGCAACGAGTGGGGTTATGACTTTGGGGACTTGAAAACGATCCAAATTCCGCGCTACTCATTTAAGTTCAGTCAGATTGACTGAGAAACGGCAACCATAGTCTAGGAGACAACATATGCCAATATCATTCGGATCAGGTTCAGAGGGTTCTGGGAATTCATTGTTTATACGGTCAAATTTACCGCAAAACCGTTGGTGGGTTAAGACGGAGGCCGGCGACGAGAACATCGATATGTCTCGCGGCTTCGCGGTGGACATCAAAAACGTACAGTTCGGCTGGCTGCACATCGACATCGGCGTGCGTGACTGGCAGCCCTGGCCGTCGCCCTCCGAGCAGATCCCGCGCCCAAGCGAGGTCTACAAGCAGGGCTTCGAGGTCAACTGCTGGCTCGTCGATGGTCGTGAGGCGTCGTTCAGCGGCAACTCGTATGGCCTCGGCCAGTTCATCGCCAAGCTGTACAATGAGGCTGAGCAGGCTCCCGAGTTTGCGACGCAGATCCCAATCGTGCAGGTCACAAGCTCGACGCCAATCGTGATCGGCAAGGGCACGTCATACGACGTGGGCTTCAACATCTCGAAGTGGATCAACCGCCCAGAGAACGGCGTCAGCCACCCGGCGGCGGCAGCGGCACCCGCGATGGCGCCCGCACCAGCTCCGGCTCCGGCTCCGGCCGCAGCACCGGCAGCCGATAATAACTTCGGTTTCTGATAACGTGGCCGCCTGCCTCGGTGGGCGGCCAAACTAAGGGGTGGGAAGATGAGCGAAAGATATTTCAGTAAAGTAGCGGAGAGCGCCGTGGCCGACGTGGCCAATGCAATCA